GGGGTCAAACAAATAACTGCCGCCCACTCCGGGATTGGGAACTTCCTTTTCAATCTTAGCCATGGTCTTACGCGGTAGTAAGTGAAGTCCTACTCGTGCGATAACGCACAAGGAAGTCTTGGCTAATGATACCGAGCGGAACATCAGCTTCATACAAACTGAAGTCTGTTCGGTCAGGTGTCAAGTCAAGGGCGTAACCATTGACCGTTTGATCAGCCATCAGCTTTTGATGCACCTGCTGGGTGTAGGTGTCTGAATCATCGTCAGGGATGGCAGCACGCACCAGCGTTGTGATCCGCACGCGCATCGTCCAATCCAGCTTGTCGTAGAAGTTGGTGTCAACAGGCTGATCGTTAATCGGCTCAACGATGACAGCAGGCACTTCACCACGCGCCAGAGGCTCTACACGGCTCCTATAGACCGTTGCACCAACAATGCTGTCAAGGTTGCTTTTGATCCGCGCCAGGATCAGCTCGCGGCGTGTGTCAGCCATCAGGTGCAAGCCATGGTCACAGACAATGTGTAGCCAGAGTTCAAAGTTGTTGCATTGATTCGGATATACCGCGCCATGATCCCTTCGTAGTGATCAACAAAAGTTCCGGCGCCTTTTGTTTTTGCATCAGCAAGATCGTACCAATTGGTGCCGTCAAGGCTGCCTTGCTCTTTAAAAGTAATGTTGCCGCCAGTTACGACATGCTGGAACGTAAACATTGAAGCTTGAACTTCCACTATTGCAGTCATACCAACCGCAGTCAAAGTCTCAAACACATGAATGTTGTCGGCAAGATCACCACTGAGGCCAAGGACGCGAGCCATCAGACTTTGCTCAACAACAGTTCAGAAAAAAGACCGTCGTCCACAGGACGATTTTCACGCACCGTATAGCTTGCACCGCCAACGGTGATTGAAGTGCCACGGGCGGCAGCACTGACATCGGAAGTTTTTGCATAAAGCATGTACTCCCGACTCAATGCCATACCGCCCGCTAACACCTCCATAGGCGAATCCAAAATGCCGACAAAACTTGCACCAGCACCAATTTGGCAAGTAACGCCAAACTCGTCGGTATTAAGAAATGCCAGCGTATCGGAAATCGCCATCAGGATCAGTTGCCGTACTTCTTGCTGTAAACCAGCGAGACGCCATACACGAACACCGGGGTGGTGCCGCCCAGGGTGCCAACAGCACGGACATAACGACGCACGTCGTTAGCGTTGAAGCTGATCTTCTCAAAAGCAGCACCAGAGCTGGTGACTTCGGTGAAGACCTTGCCGGTCACATCCGCCCAAGCGGAGTTATCAGCGGAATCCTGAAGCTTCACGTTCAGGGTAGGAGAGGTGCCGGTGCCAGCCTCGGAATCGAGAATGACAATGGCTTCGCCTTCAGCATCGTTAGACCCTTGCAGGTCAAAACCGGTACCGGTGGCAGTCGCGTTACGCGAATCAGCGCCAAGCAGGCTGGCGATGTAGGTCTTAGACCCCAGGTTGTGGATCATTGGTCTTTCTCCGTTTGGGAGCGGGTTTGCTTTGAACAGATTCTGGCTGCTCTTCAGCCGTTACAACAACTTCCTGAGAAAGTGGAGCGGGAATGGCTTTCTGAATACCGATTAACAGCAGAGCTGATCTTTTATCGGTTTCTACGAAATCACCAACCTTCACCTCTTTGAGGTCAACGATGGTGTTACGCAGCATCTGAATGCGCATTACCCGCTCCAACATCATCAGGACAGCTTGCAGATGGACTCAGGATGACGGATAGCCACGTCATAGTCCTGCATGGCAACCACACGCACGGTGCCGGAGGCGGAACCGGTGTAGGGGTCAACCATGATGTCCAGACCGCTCCAGAAGCCGATCAGGATGTCGCTGAAGTTAGCGAACACCGCAGTGTTGTTCGGCATGGAGTTGGACACGTAAGCCGAGTAACCGTTGATGGTGTTGTCGGCCTCGTAGATGAAGTTGGCGGTGGTGCCGGAAGCAGACTTTTCAGTCGTCTTCAGGGTGCCACGCAGGCTGGAGTTCATCAGGTAACCCAGCGAACCCAGCAGAGCGTTGTCGGTGCTCAGGGCAGCTTCAGCGTTCACGTAATCGGTGAAAGCGCTGTAGCCGGACTCGGTGTTGATCCCGGTCACGTTCAGGAAGCCGAGAGGATAGGAACCAGTGCCAGTACCGTTGATGGCTTGGTTCTCCACCTCGATGGCGATTTGCTGAGCCAGGTCACGACGCACGAGGTTCTCGATGTCGATGCTGGATTGCAGCAGCAGGCGACGGCTGTAATCAGTCAGGGCACCGATGGTCCGAGGCTGCATGGTCACCTGATCCACGGTGAGCTGCGATTCGGTGATCGAACCGGACTCAGCCACGTGGTACACGGTGGCGCCACCCGATTGACGGGGCAGAGCAACCATGCCTTGCAGACCGGTCATCACGGTTGCACCGGCAGCCTGCAGCACAAGAGCCTTGCGGAGCAGGTCGATGAAGCTCTCGCTCATCAGTTCGGTGGCAACCAGATCACCACCAGCAGAAGCAGAACCCACAGTCAGATCGCGGCGACCATAACCCAGCACATCGGCGGGGATCAGGATGCCACGAGCTTCCTTGCCAGACTTCTGCTGAGCAGCGCGGCTGACTTCGAGTTCGAAACCAGCAGCACGCTGAGCTTCTTGGCTATTGGGGTGAGCCAGAGCGTTGATGGCACGAATGAAGGAGAAGTCACGCTTCTCTTTCTCGCTCATGCCGATTTCAGCGTCCTTCGGATTCAGGGGCTTTTCCTGAACACCCATCTTTTCGAGAAGGGCAGAACGCAGTTCGTCCAGGCTGCGGGAGTTAGCAATAAACTCCTGAGCCAGTTCAGTGTTCTTGGTGCGTTGACCAAGGGCGATCATCTCGGCTGCTTCCTTCGCCTTGGCTTGTACAGCCTCAGCGCGGATAGCCTCAACGTTGAGGTGTTGATCCACGGTGATAACTCCGTTGGGGTTGTTTTCCACGGCTGACGCCGTATTGACGCCTTCATTATGAGAGAAGGCGCGACCAATGCCCACCGACTCATCAGCAGGCACGGTCACCAAACTGATTTCGAACGGTTGAAAATTGGTCGCACGATAAGTCACTGGTGAAGTGGACTCATCGGCTTCCATTGCATTGATCTTGTAGCCGAAGCTGACGTTACGGATGATTCCATCCTTGATCAGCTCCTGCATCTCGCGACCTAGTTCGTTATTCGCGAGTTTTACACGTGCATAGGCACGCTTGTTCTTGATATATGCCTTCTGAACAACACCAACAATGCGATCAGCATCATGCTGATAAAGGAGCGGGGCGCCGTCATTCAGACGGGTGAGATCCATGGACTTTTCATCCATGCTCAGGACTTCCATCCCGTAATAACGCTCAACCGGTTTCTCGCTGGCGAACGGGAATTCCAGCATCCGATCCTCGGCATCAGAGCGGAATTCAGTGGCGAGAGAACGCTTGAGCGTTTCGCCTTCAAGGAAACGAAGAGCCGCAATTTTGCGCAGTTCAGAGAACTTATGACCAACAACGGTCTCGCTCTCTTGATAACCTTCGCCGTCTTTTTGGTACACGCGAATTAGCGCAGCGGGATCTTCTTCAGATGCATTAATCGTAAAGGAAGAATCCGGCACATCAATAACGCCATCTCTGGCAATTCGAGTGATCTTACCGCGTGCAGTGCCGCCGCTGGAATCCCACTCAACAAAATCACCAACCTTCAAAGCATCAGGAGCGGCACGCTCTTCACTGCGCTCACCAGTGGCTTCTTCGAATTCCATTGGATCGTAATCGTGATCGCTCAGCCATTCGCGAGCTTCAGCAGGGGTGAAACGATCAGCATCAAAACGAATGGCCTGCAGTTCAGCAGTTTCATCCTTGATGCCATAGATTGCATCGATGCCAGCGCCGAATTCATCGTTGACACGGCGGATGCGGTCGTACTGACCGGGATCCTTCAGGCGAGCAGCGTGCTCGTTGGGATACGGGCGACCGTCAACGATTTCATCCATGGCGCGTTCGCGTGCTTTTTTGATGGCTTTGGATTTCATGTTGCTCCAGGACTGACCGGAGTCACCACCCCATGCCGCCCATGCTACGCGACCCGGAGAAGGATAGTCATCACTATCAGGGCGGAATCCTTTGCCCTGTTTATCAACTTCATGGCGTGCAAACCATGCCGCCATCGTGATCACAGTCTCAGGACTCAGCTCGTCACCACTAAGAATTTGACTGGCGCGGGTAGCGGCAACATTAGTTCCACCTGGGCGCCCTTCTTGTTTCCATGCTCGATAACGACGAGCTTCAGCCTTCATGCCTTCCGTAGGCGTCAGATCAATAGTTTTCTCGCCAACCTTTGCCATCAGTCGATGTCCTCAAGTTCAGGTTCTTCCTCATGTTCTACAGGATGTTCCGTGGCGGGGGTAGGAACAGGTTGACTGACACCGTTATTTGACACCTGAGAAGGATCGGTATCAAGCACGATGCCAAGCTCATCAGCCACAGCAAGCTCGTGCTGCCGTTGACGCATCTGATCCTCGAAATCGCCGCCGTGCAGTGCAATCACCTGCGACAGGGTCATGATGCCGGAGCGGATCAGCTCCTTGTAAGCAGCGGCTTCTTTCTGCGGGTCAACGAACTGAGCGGCGGGTGCAATCCACTTGGCTTCTTCGTATCGCTCAGGGTTTGAATCGTAACCAGGCAGATCAAGCGCACCTGCCATCACACCCATTTCAAGCCACTTCTCAAAGACTTCCTCGCACAGCGACTCAATCAGGTATTGCTGGAGCGTTTTGTAATGCGTTCTTGTTTCGAGCAGTTCCAGTCGTGAAGAGCTGTAGTTGCTTTGAGAGAAATCGCTGCTGACCTGCGTGTAAGAACAGCCAATCCCAGCAGCCACAGCTCGAAGCATCTGCTGAACGAAAGGAGTAAAAGCATCGTCAGGACGATTGGGCGTGAAGAACTGCATCTCCTCGCCAGGTGCCAATCGACGGATGCTGCCGGGCGAGAAATCGAGGACAGACTCCTGATCAAACGTGCCATCCTCAAATAACTCCTGATCCGGCGTTTTCACGAACGCCATCATGCTGCTGCTGGCACGGGCAGCCACAATCTCGGCTTCTTCGTATCCAGACAAATTACGAAGTCGCATGATCGCCGTAGCAAACGCGCTAACACCACGTGTCTGACCGGGGCGCTCAATCAAATACAGGTGGATGATGTCATCAGCCGGTATGCGAATGCGCTTCTTAACAGCTTTGTTTGCGTAGCTGAATTGATAATCACCAGGGTGGTAATCAAAGAAGTGATAGGCAACAGGACGCCCCCATTTGTCAATCTCCACGCCCATCCGAATCTCGTTGCCGTTGTTCGCGATGGCGTTGTAGTCATCATCAAGAAGATCAGATTCAATAATTTCCAGTCCTAGGGGCACTTTGCTGCCACCGAAAGGCTGTTTGACAAGGCGAATGAACACCTCGCCCGACTCCAGCATCGAGGTAATGCTCAGCCGTTGGATGTCATACCAGCTCAGTTTGCCGCCGCAATGGCAGCGCTTGGCGCTTGTCCAGCGATCAAACTCCTCTTCGATCCGACGGTTGATGTCATCAGCAAGGCGTCCACCACGCTGCATCCGTACCTGAGCCTGCATCCGAATGCCGGTGCCCACCACGTTGTTTTTGACTGCACGCAGCGACGCCTTGGCGAAGTCCGAATCCCGAACCAGTTGACGTGCGCGGTTGCGCAACATCCGAATGCTGCCGCGAATCTCGCTATCGGCAGAGGTGGCTTGACTGATCCAGTCAGATGTCA